GCCTCGGCACCGCGACGGGTTTCCACCAAAAGCCGCCCCTTGACCCATAGCCCGTGATCATCCTCACGGACCTGATCCCAGACCCCGATGGGCTGTGCCGGATCATGCTGCCACAACATCTTGACCTTACCACCACGCGCCGTCAGCGCCGCAAGCGAGGCGGCATAGGCACCACGTAGCACCACGTCACCGCTCTGGTCGATCTCGTCAAACCGGCTGGCATAGCCTTCGATCACATGGCCCTCGCTAAGGCTAAGCACCTGTTTAGCGGACATGAATTTGTGTTCAAGATGGGTCTCAAACTGCATCAGGAACTCCCTTTAAGACATTGAAAAAGTGTGATTTCACAATACCATGAACGATCGGAACGCTTGTGCAAGGATCACAGCAGCTACCCCGTAAACGGTGAACCACAACCGCCGGTCCAGCCGCTCCATCATCTGCTCCAGCTGGTCCAGCCGCCGGTTAAGATTGTCCTGTTGCACCTGGATCACCCGCTCATGCGCGGCCAGTCGCAACCCAGGGGCACAGTCAAACGGCGGTGGATATCCATCATTCATCCTCGATGCCTCCGACCTCGGGTGGCAGCCCCAACAAGGCGCGTTTTTCACCCCGACTGAGAAATTCAGCCGATGCCACCCGCGCCCATTGTGCATCCCGTTCCACCGACAATGCCGCCACCTGATCCAGATCCGGCTTGAGTGTCAGCTCTTCAGGTTCAAACCCGGTCAGCCAATCCACCAGCGCCGCCGCCACCCGCGCCACCAATGGCACCACAGTCAGGCGATAAAAGGCGCGGTTTGCCTCTTGGTAATTGGCGTAAGTCGCATCCCCCTGAATTCCCAGCAACATCGGAGGCACCCCAAAGGCCAGAGCGATTTCCCGCGCTGCCGCCTCTTTGGTCTTGTGGAATTCCATGTCGCTGGGGGAAAACCCCATTGGTTTCCAATCTAGCCCGCCCTCTAGAACCATGGGCCGCCCCGCATTGCGCGCACCCTGGAAATTCGTTTCTATTTCGTCGCTTAGACGACGGAATTGATCGTCGGACATCACGCCTTGCCCCTCAGAACCACGCCAAACCAGCGCCCCCGAGGGCCGCGCGGCATTGTCCAGCAGCGCCTTGGACCAGTGCGAGGCACTATTGTGCACATCCACCGCCATCGCCGCCGCCTGTAGGGGCGACAACCCATAATGATCATCCTGCGGATGAAAGCTCTTGATGTGACAGATCGCAGCCCGCGCACCCGTCATTTCAAAGCGGTGTTTGCGCGCCCCCACCTTATAGTCATACCCCATTGGCCAGCCATCAGCGCCGGGAACCACCGTGATCCGATCCGAGCGCAGCACATGCAGTTCCAACGGCAGCCCCTCGTCGCCCGCAACCGCTTCGGCATAGGCATTGCCGGTCAACAACAGCTGGCCAAACAGCGCCTCTAACAGCTCGGCCCGCCCCTGCGCCGTGTTGGGCCGCGCCAGCAGCGTCAACAAGGGATGCTGTTCATAGCGCTGCTGCTGGTCCTGCAACACCAGAGGCAACGCCGCCGCAGCCTCGGCGATCAGCTTGACACAGCGAAACCCCACTGGGTTGCCAGCAAATCCGCTGCGGATCAAAGCCTGACTGTCGCGTGGGCTCCAGGCCACCCGCCCCGCCCCATGCCAGGCCACCACACGGGCGGCCGCGCTGGCTTTTTGCTCAACCGGCTTTTGCTTGCGCCGCAACACGTCAAAGACCATGGTCATTCCTCATTCTCAACCCTGGGACACTGTCGCCCCTTTGCTGAGAACAGGTATCCCTGATGGAGACGAACATTTCCGTGCCAGAGCGTCCGCCCACTGCGCAACGCCTCCCCTTGACCAGCCTTCATCTTGCTAAAAATACTCAAAAAAACCGCCTGCGACGGGCGCAGGCGGCTGTTGTCATAGCACCCTGAGCCGAGGCCTGAGCGCCAGTGCGGCGGGCGAAATCACCAGATCATGTAACGCCCAGACCAGCGCATCCAGCCGATCCGGCGATCCTGTCCCGCGATAGCCCTGCGGAGTCATCTGGCTCATCTGCTGTTCCAGCTCTGCCAACCCCGGCAAGTGGTGTACCCGGCCCTGTTCGTACAGCGCCGCCACCGGCTCGGCACGGGCGGATTTACCGCGACTGGCATGCAGGGCCTTATAGGGCACCAGCGGGTCGACCTGACGCAGCACGTTTTCCACCAATGCCCCGCCCTGATTGACCTCGGCCACCAGACGGTCGGCGCCAAACTCCTGCATCGCGGCAATCGAGGCCTGCGCCCAGGCCAGCGGCCCAACCCCCTGCACCGTACGATCCCCCAGCACATAGGCGCGCCAATCCTGTGGCGGCCCTTGCAAGGTGGCCCCCACCACCACAATACCACAGGCATCCGATGCCTTACCGGCGCTCACCGCAGGGTCCACGGCCACCACCACCCGGTCCAGGACAGGCGCCTGGTCCAGCATGGCAGCTTGCAACATAGCAGCAGTCCACAACGCCCCCTCCACGTCAGACAACAGCACCCCGTCCAGTTCCTGTCGCCCCAGCCTGGTGCCAGCATAACGCGCCCGCACCTCGGCCAGAAACGAGGGCGCCAGATTGGCGCGATTGGCCTCGGTTGGGGCATGGGTCTGGACACTGGACGGCAGGGCCAGGATCTCGCGCAGGACCGGCGTATTGCGCGGCGTGGTGGTCACACAGAGACGAGGGTTGCGGCCTAGCCGCAGGGCAAACTGCAACATATCCCAACTGTCCCGCGCCTTTTTCCACTTGGCCAACTCATCCGCCCAGGCCGCATCAAATTGCGGCCCGCGCAGGGCCTCGGGGTCATGCGCAGAAAAGGCCTGCGCGGTGGCCCCATTGGGCCAGATCAATTTGCGCTCGCCTGCTTTCCAGGTGGGGCGGCGATCTGGGGGCGAACAGGCCAGGATGCCGCTGTCGCCCTGGATCATCACGTCGCGCACCTGATCATAGGTCTCGCCCAACAGTGCCACCCGGCGGCAGCGGCCGTGATCCATTGGCAGGCTGCCTTCGACCTGGGCGCGCACCCATTCGGCACCGGCACGGGTTTTGCCCGCACCGCGCCCGCCAAGGATGATCCAGGCCCGCCAATCGCCGACAGGCGGCAACTGATGCGGCATGGCCCAGACCTCGAACAGATAAGGCAAACCCAGCAGCTCGGGCTCTGTCAACTCATCCAGAAACATCTCGCTCATCACAGCAGGCACGCAAGTGAGCAAGTCGGCAGCGAATGTCAGCCCGGATGGCGGTAAGGTCGAGCTCGGGGCCTGCGCCGGCGAGGGCGGTAAATTGGCTGCTTTGTACGACAAGGGCTTTCTCCACTTTCTGACAGTCCCGAATAAGCCCCTCAAGCTTGATGATCTGCGGTTTGGAGATGGTGCCATCGACCTCTCCCTCCGCCTCTAACTGCTCGCGCATGGCCTCGGCCTCGTTGCGCAATCGCAATATTGAATCTTGCAGCGACCTGAGCAGATCGGCGGTTTGTTCGATTTGGGGATCTAGAGTGCTCTTGACCATTGGTTGTGGTGCCTCATTGGGTATGGACCCGAATGAGAGACGTAAGAACCGCCAAGGAGGTTACCCGAGGCCATTACGATGTCTTCCAGCTGCAATGCAATCTATACGGTAATTGCTGCGGTTTGTCAAAATTGGATTGGGCACACCCGTGCGCTGTAGTTCACAAAACCTTAACAACAGGTCAAAAACGGTGCGTGCAAGCACACACCCTACGAACTTACAGAACGAACACCTGCGGCCGTGTAGGGTGTGTGCTTGCACGCACCAATTGGCTCTAATTATTCTGCCGCTCTGCCTCGATCGCGCGCCATTTGGCGACGTTCCTATTATGCTCGTTCAAAGTCGTCGCAAAGGCGTGCCCCCCCGTCCCATCAGCCACAAAAAACACAAAATCTGTCTGATCCGGGTTCACCGCAGCCGCCAGACTGGCCGCACCGGGGTTGGCGATGGGGGTCGGAGGCAGACCCTCAATGACATAGGTGTTCCATGGGGTGATCTTGCGCAGCTCGCTTCGGCGCAGCCCACGGCCCAGAATACCCTCGCCCTTGGTGACACCATAGATCACCGTCGGGTCCGTTTGCAGCCGCATACCACGGTTCAGGCGGTTGATGAACACACTGGCCACCTGACGGCGTTCCTGTGGCAGCCCGGTTTCTTTTTCAATGATCGAGGCCAGGATCAGCATGTCTTCGGGGTTGGCCAGAGGCAACCCGTCGGTACGCGATTCCCAGGCCGCATTGATGCGTAGCCTCTGGCGTTCCTGCATT